CCAAGCATTACCAGAGACCCGAGCATAACCAGAGACCTGAGCATAACCAGAGACCCGAGCATCACCATAGACCTGAGCATCACCATAGACCTGAGCATCACCATAGACCTGAGCATCACCATAGACCTGAGCATCACCATAGACCTGAGCATCACCATAGACCTGAGCATCACCATAGACCTGAGCATTACCATAGACCCAAGCATTACCAGAGACCCGAGCATAACCAGAGACCCAAGCATTACCATCTTGATTAAGATTTTCCTCTTTCTCTATATAACCCCCTAATTCTCCCTTTATTACAGACCCAAAACTCACTTCTGCTTTAACTTGAAATAACGTAATTCCACGCCATTCTATTTTATTTTTTGTTAGACTATATTTTTTACTCATCTTATATTCCACAGTAGGATTTAAGAGACACTGTGATTCTCGTTATTTATAATGTTTAGATGAACAGGTTAGAGGGGGTAAGGATTTGTTTTTAATGGTCACCTTACACGATTTTTATTGGTCTTAACGAAGCCAGGCACTTCAACCAAAAGGGCTATCAACCTTAGTATAATTCATCTCATACCCTGGATTTTTTTGTATGAGATATAGCGTCTCGCTTTTCCGCCACCCCTCTAATCTATTCACCTAATTTGATAATGAACTTTTGGGGAAGGTTAATGCGAATTAGCTTGTCCCTACATTAACCGCCTGACTAATTACTGGCTTTCCCCCAGAAATCCACTATCTATTTTACTTTTAAAGAAGAACTAACTATAAAATACTTGAAACTCTATTAACGCCCATATTCCCCATTTTGGATTATTTGTAACAATAAAAGCTATCATCATCATTATTCCTAAACTTCCACAAAGTATTTTAATCATTTCCATATATCTTTTATCTATTAAGGTTTAATATGTTTTAAATCATAATTACCAACAGCCACACAACCGACATATTGATAGCCGTCATTTATAAATCTTTTATAAAAATATTCTTTATTAATTTCCCTAATGTTTGGATTAACATAACAAGCTCCAACATTTAAAGCTTCACATATAAGATAAATAGTTTGTGCTAAAACACCCGCATCTATGTAACTCATAAAATCTTTTTCTGCTGGACTTTTGTAAGCATCTTTCCAAGCTAAAAATAAAAGTATCTTATCAGCACGATGAATCCAACCTGTTCCGCCAACAAGTAGGCCTCCAAGTAAATCTTTTTCATCTCGGCTTTCAATAACCTTAATTTCTATTGCTCGCCTATCACAAGAAGAAGGCCTATATTCTGCAAGTTCTAATATCTTTTGAATATCAACAGGTTGTTTATTAAAAGCTCTTTGACTTCTTCTATTTTTTAAGATTTCAATAAATGTTTTTTGTTCTTTTTTACTATATTTTTTAAAATCTTTTGATCCATAAAAACTTTCCATCATTTCTCTTTTACGAGCCTGATGTTTAAGATATCTTTCTTGATATTTATCTTGATTTTCCATTATGGACGAAGAGTTTTTAATACTAATATATACCAACCAACTTTATCTTTTTTAACTTCTACTTTTTTATATTCTGGAAGTTTACTTTTTTTATTCTCAAACCACCTATTTTCTTCTTTTTTAACCTGATTAATTATAGCATTTTTAACATTAAAAGGAAGACTATTATATTCAGATTGTGATAATTTAATTGTTTTCCGAGTCATAGTCTGGTTCAATTAATTTACATTGACAAGTTTTCATTCCAGTATCGGCCCAATTTCCACCTTGATCCATTTCTAAAAAATAAAGAATTCCTTCTCCATGACAAAACTCACAGATTTGTTCTCCTATATATTCCATTAAACCTTTTTTGTTTCCTTTGTAAGATAAATTAATCATGTTGTTTTAATCTTAATTCTTGACCTACTTCTAATATACAACGATAACACATATTTCCATTTCTTATATAGTTTTGAATTGAATTAGGAATTTCTTTTTCGCATCCACAACATATATTTTTAATTCTTGTTTCAAAAAACTCACAATCAATACATCTCATTTTATTACTTTCTGAAACTTTTGCTACATGTCCTTTTAAGTCACACATAATAATTTCACAAATTGTACACTTAGATAACTTAGAACATTTTTTACATAACGCAGGTTCAGATTTTGAAATTATTGAACTACAATGATTACATTTTTTTTGATTATCGTTCATAATAATGTTTTCAATTTACTAACATCTTGTCTATGTCCTGGATTATAACCTAAATCAATCTTTGTTTTCTGTTCAAGAATCTTTTTACTATCTTTTTGATTATAATCAGTCCCTCTAAGATGTTCATATTCTTGTTGAATTCTCAAGATTGATCGATTAAAAGCCAGGCTATCAAAAATAATATCTTCCAATCTATCGTTTGTTAAATGTTGTGATATAATTGACGGATATTTATTTAACAATAAATGCCTAATTGCTTTATATCTATTTTTTCTTTCTCGAGCCCTTACTTCTCTTTCTAAATATAACTTAACTTGTCCTAATTGTGTTTTCATATAATCTTAAGATCATTGAACTTAATCGGAGGTTTTACCTTGCTCTGCTACCTATCCTTATCAGTTAGATAGCAGAACGAGATAGATAAGGTTAATAATTTTACTTCTCAAACTTTTGGAAACTTTCTTTTAGTAGTGCGTTGCCAAGTGCATCTATAAGAAACCTGCCTTTACCAATAACTTCCATTTCTCCTACTTTTTCATCTTCTCCATCTCTTTTTGTCTTAAAGGAGTAAGTGCAATAATCTTCTCCTTCGTGTATTTTTTGTATATCGTAATAATAATTTTCCATTTTATTTTTTCTCCGATTAAGTTTTCAATGAACCTATGTACGTATTATAAGATATTTTATTTAATTTCACAACCTCAGTTATCCACACTTTTAGATAATTGGTTGTTCGTTCTCCATTTTTCTCTTATCTGCTTCAATTGTTTTTTTAATTTTGTCTTCTGCAACTTCTGTTTTATATTTACCATACTGTAAATCATTTATATCCAACCAAGAATCCATCATTTGAAAAAGAGTATCAGATATTTCTTGCTTATTTTCCTTTGAAACATTAAGACATCTATTCCACATATTTTTTATTTCCTCAGAAACAGCAATTGAAATAAGATTAGTTCTTTTTTCTTCTATATTTTCTTGATGATTATATTGATCAAAGTCAAACTTAAAAAGTTCTTTTTCATGAGTAATTTCTTCTTCAGTAAAAGGTAGTAGTTGAGCTTGACCTGATTCCATTTCTTCATATAATCTAGCTCTTTTTTCAATATCATCTTTGCCGTGTGTATTATTGAAATAAATAGTCCAAAACTTGACATCTAATTCAGACATTTCATCGATAGCAACTTCAACTGGAATTTCTGTATAACCAAGCTCTTTACAAGCCTTTGTTCTGTGTTCACCATCAAGAATTTCATATATTCCAGCACTCGGTCTTACATAAATACTTCCAAATAAACCTTTTTCTTTTATTGTCTGTTTCATTTTTTCATAAACATATTCAGACATCTTGTTTGGATTATAAGGATTGGGACGTAAATTATTTATACTTACGACCATTTTTTCTGTTGCTAACTTTTTATTCTCTGATTCAATCATAAAATTATCTCTTCAACTATACCGAATATTTCGGCAATTATTAATAATAAAACTCCTATAAACATATCAAAGATTAAACAAGTAAAACCAATAATTCTAATAGCACTCTTAATATAACTTATTCTACTATGTAAGTTTTGATTCATAAAACTAATCTTCTAATAACTCTTGATTAATTCCTCGACTTTTCCATAATTTGTTTGCTTGTTTGTGTAATTGTAAATATGATTTAATTGATAATCGAATTCTATCTTCCCATTTATTAGATGCAAGCGCTTCAATTCCCCAATCTTTAATATAGTCCCAAACTTCTTGAACTTGCTTTTTATCTTTATATTTAAAAACTTTCATTTTTAATGTATCTGTAAATACAGGAATTGAACCAAATCGTGATGGAGATGTCCAAGAAGAACTATCTACTGAAAAGAAAGGATATCGATATAATTGCTCCCATGAAGTAACAGCAAATCCGTGTGTTTTAATCGTGTCTTTAATGATAGAAAAAACTTGATTTAACCAATTTAATTTCTCTTTCATTGAAACGTCGTTAGCGGGCGATATACCAATATAATCACAATGATTTCGAAGCTTATCTAACCATTCAAAACTTTCATGTTGATGAAATACTGGAATAACTTTAAGACCTTTTGATTCCAAGTATTCCATATTTTTCCAACCTTCAGATGCACTTTCTTCTACTTGTCGTTGTGTTGGTCTTTGTCCAAACTTTCCAGGTAAGACATCTAAGTTTACGCAATAGATATTACAAAGAGGAAATAATTCTTTAACTTGTTCACAGAAATAAGCATATTGATCTATGTTTACTTCTTCGCCTCGAGTCCAAACTGAAAATGCCCCTGAATCTATAATTAAGTTTTTTGGATTATAATCTCCAAAGATCTTTCTTGTTTGGATAGGACTCTTAAAGAAAGCATAAGAAAATAGAACATTTTCTACTCCTTCTTTTTGAAGTAAACTTACATATTTTTCTGTGTGGCTTGTAGCAAAAAAGACTCTCATTTTTTTATATCCCAACTATTAACAACTTTTCTAATTTCTTGCATTGTTGAAAAAGTTAATTCACAATTCCATCTTTCAACTAATGGTTTAATAGCTAAACCACCCCTTGAAGCAAAATCTCCAAATACTCTAAGATAATCAGGTTTTAATACTTTAACTAAATCATTTGCAATACGATTACAAACATCTTCGTGAAATTCACCTGTATTTCTAAATGAAAACAAATAAAGTTTAAGAGATTTACTTTCAATCATTTTATCTCCTGGAACATAAACTATTTCCATTTTTGCATGATCTGGCTGTCCTGTTTTTGGACACAATGAAGTAAATTCATCTCTTTCTTGAATAAAAGGAACAAGTGTAATCCCTTCGTTGTGTCCTTTAAGAGATTTATTTGTTTCAAATGTTTCAAGTAATTCAGGTCTAACTTGATCTGTTTTGTATTCTGTTTTTTTAGCTCCTAAACTTTTTAGATTTTTACTATTTGACATAAAATTAAATTAATGGATCTGGTAAATTAGCTTTCTTAAACGCTTCTTCTCGTTCTTGACAAGCCCCACACTTGCCACAAGGTTTTTCTTTTCCTTCATAACAAGTTTGTGTTAATTTATAATCTACTCCAAGTTTACGACCCATAATTGCAATATCACCTTTATCCATCATCAAAAATGGAGCATAAACCTCTATTGATTTAAAGTTTGATATTCTTGAAAGGTCTCGTAAAGCATAAATGAATTCAGGTCTACAATCAGGATAAATAGCGTGATCTCCAGCGTGAACACCAAGAGCAATTTCATCATAATCAAGATTAACAGCATATCCAATTGCAATAGATGCCATTATCATATTTCGATTTGGAACAACTGTTAATTTCATATTTTCAGCTTCATAATGACCGTGAGGCACTTCTATATCTCCCGTAAGCGCTGAATTAGAAATTAACTTAGTTATATTAGAAATATCAACAATTTCGTGTTCAATCTCTAATTTACTACAAGTTTCTTTTGCTTGATTAAGTTCTCTTTTATGTCTTTGACCATAATCAAAACTTATTGCTTTTACTTTTTTACCTTCATGCAAAAGTTTATATAATAAAGTTGTTGAATCCATCCCCCCACTAAGAATTATAACAGTTTTCATACTATTTACAATTAGTTAATGATAAAAATTCAGCCCTTGTTTCAGGTTCGTCTTTAAAGACACCACGAAGATCTGATGTTGTCATAAAACCATTTATCTTTTTAATTCCTCGCATCTCTTTACAAAGATGACGACCTTTAAGAATTAATGCTATTCCTTTTGGTTTAAGATGTTGCTCTAATTCATCAACAATCTCTTTAACTAATCTTTCTTGAACTTGAAGTTTTGCTGAATAATAATCAACAATTCTAGCAACCTTACTTAAACCAATTATTTTTTCATTAGGCACATAAGAAAAATAATACTGCCCAAAAAATGGAACCATATGATGTTCACATTGAGAGAAAAAATATCCAGTATCAGTTATCATTTGATCATAAGACAAACCATCATTTTTATTGTCAAAAACAGTTACTTTTGGCTTTTGATCTTTATCGTATCCTCGATAAAGTTCTTCCCACATTTTAACAACACGACTAGGAGTATCTTTTAGACCTTCACGATCTGGATTATCTCCAATAGCACTTAACATACTCTTAACTAAATCTTTATAGTGACTCATATTGTTCCATCTCTCTTAGAGCTTTTAATAGTTTCAAACGGAAACACAACCCATTCATCTTTCTTAAGAACATTTACATAATAGTTTGGTTTAAACTTTGTGTGCGGTGTAGTCCAAAGTGTAGCCACTATACTATTTTTCTTAGCAATTTTCTTTAAAGTTTTACCAGTATCTGAAATATCATCAACAATAAGAGTTTCGTCTGAAATCTTATTTGCTGATAAAATTAAAGGTAGTTTTAATCTATGAGACAACACAACCGCAATAATTAAACCACCTCTTGGGACTCCATAGATATTTTTAAAGTTAAAATTAAGAAACTTAAGTTCTTTTTCTAACTTACCAATATCTTCCATCATTTGAACTAATCCATAGTGAACTAACTTTTTATTCTTCATATTTTGCTGTGCTTGTAGGGGTTTCCCATATTTTCACATATTTAATTTTAATACCGACCTCTTCTAATTTCATTTTCATTTTTATATATAACCACTTAGCTATGTTTTCAGCGGTGGGGATAAATGATACAGCAATAATTTTCATATCTAAACCATCTCTAAAATCTTTAAAGTATTTCCAAAGATTTTCATCTTCAAACATCATAAATCCGTGGTCAAGTTTAGCATCTATTTCATCCATCATTATTTGTTTTAAATCTCCAAAATCAATTACCATTCCTTCTGAACTTGAACCATCTTCTGTAATAATTTTATCATCAACACCTACTTCAATCTTATATCTATGCCCATGTAAATTACGACACTTGCTTTTGTGATTTGGAACTCTATGTCCCATATCTATTTCTATTTCTTTTGTTATGAGCATAAAATCAAATTATCATCATCAAAATAATAACAACGACCTTGTTTTCCATTTGAATTACAATCATGGCCTCCTTCAATTTCTTTGTCAAATTGTACTCCAATAGAATTAATACTAAAAGCAACTATATTTCCAAACCAACCCTTAAAAGGACCATGAATAATTTTTACTTTATCTTTTAAATTAAACATATCTATAAATTAACTAATAATGGTTTAAAATTAAGATAGAGCGAGACAGAAGCTCTCGCAACTATCTCACTCAGATTATACTCCACGAACACCATCGAACTCAACCACATGAAGTCTATCTGAGAAATTGAAACCAAACCGAGCACAAAGCTCTTTGGTTGCACTTCGAGTCTGATTAAGCTCCTCTCTGGTTTTGCCGAGAGGCATCAGATAAACCGAAGTCATGTTAAAAGTATCTACATACTCAAACACTTCTTCGATATCTTTCTGACTTGCAATCACAAACTTGAAATGAACCTTTGAACTTTGAGCAAGTGCTTCAAGTGCTTTTGACCGCACTCGATGTTTGTGAGTATCGCCAGAATTGCTGAGTTTAGGTGAACAGTTAAACTGATCAACCAACTCAAACATTTCAGACGACGGAATCATCGTGCCATTTGTTTCGACTTCGATCCACCATCCTTTTGCTTTAAGAGCAATGAATAGTGTTTGAAGTTCTTTCTGTTGAAGAAGTGGTTCGCCTCCAGAGACAACCAACGACTTCACTTCAGAACTTTCGAGAACAGACAGCACTTCACTCACTTCCATTTCGTGCACTTCTTTTGTTCTGTCGAACTGTTTCCAGTCCCAGGTGTATTTAGTATCACACCAAGAACAACGAAGGTTACAAAATGAAAGTCGTAGGAACATTACAGGGAGTCCTACTGATTTTCCTTCACCTTGGATTGTTGGTCCAAAAATCTCATTGACTTTTAGCATTGAGTCCTCCTTTCTCAAAGAACTATTCAGTGTTAATTCACTGAATCCTGATAACGTGGCTGACATTATCAGGTCTCAATGAATTAAAAATCTATTGACGGTTTGATATAATCTCCCCGTCGATAGATGTGTTACTATTCTTTTCTACTAGGCCTTAAAAGTATGTTTAGAAAAAAATAGAAGGCATATAAGCGAAGATTCATTTCAGCATTGTTTACTTTAACATTGTTATTAGTTAAACGATTGCTGTTGGTAAATGAAGAGCGTCGCGCCAGAAAGTCCTCTGATAAAAAACTCTGTATTTCAACTGAAATATGGATTCTTTTTTATCATAAGGATATTTCCAGCACCTTTTGGATAATTACTTATCCATATATTTATGATAAGATATTTTTTTTAATAAGACAACCGTAGTTATCCCCACTTAGTAGTTACAATATAAAATAAAAAATTAATCAACTATAAACCAATTTGAATAACATCTTCAATACTTCTAACAACAAAATATTCAGCTCCAGCTAAAATTGCTCTTTTACTAAACTCAATTTGAACATCAGACAAGACACCTTTTTTAGTTTTAACTTCTAAAAAGATTGCTTTTCCTTCTTTAATTAAGATTATATCGGGGACACCTCTTAGTGCATACTTGCTCATTCGCCTAAAATGCCATTTATCGCCTGAAATCTGAACAGTTGGGCTTGTATTCTGTCTCCAAAAGAAATACTTCTTTAACGCCAAGTAATCACAAATTGCGGTTTGAATTTCACTCTCTTTTTCCATATAAGTTATTTAATCGATCTCTTTCTCTTATATAATCGACCGCTTTCGAATATTGTCTAAGTTGATCGTCTGTTGCTCTATTTAACATAATCCAGTTTATTTGTTCTTTTATCATTCTGTGTTTTTCATTATTGTGATGATATTGACACAAAGGCAAAATAGCCCACTTTTCATTTAACTGGCTCCCGGCATATATTAAATTATGATGCCACTCAACTCGTCCTTCACATAATCCATCTTCAGGCATACAGCACTGTTTATAGAAAGGATCATTTTCCATTTCGTTTCTTAAATTAATAGGTATAGGTCTCATTAAAAGTTATCTGGAATTCTCCATATTCCAGGAGTTCTTGTTATTATTTTGATAAAAGGTTTTCTCGCTTTTTTTATTTTAGGTTTCTTTTTTCTTTTCTTTTTTAGCCAAGCATTTTTAGCTTCATTTGCTAATTTTTTATTTGCTCTTATTATTTCCCAATCGTATGATCTCATGATGGTATAAGCTACGCTTCCCCAATAAGTTTAATTGGAGATAAATAATGATACTTTATATAAAAATTGCTCTTCTCAATTACATAGCTGATATCCCCTTAATATCCCCGCCTTGATGAGTTATATCTCACGGCTTATAGCCAGGCATAGCATCAATCTTGAAGTCTTATTAAAATGAACAGAGGGTGTAGCGTGATGGGTGTTTATCCTGCTACAGGACTCTATTCACTTTATTTTGGATGTTTTTTTAGAGGATTACCCAAAAGCTCTTGCAATTTTATTGTCAAACACAACGAAAAAACGCGTAACAATTAAGTTACGCGCCTCGTCCGTTTATGTTGAACAGAAAGCAAAATACATTTTGGAATATATTCTGTTTTCTAAATCTGTTCAACATACTACGTATTATATATCCATTAAAAAAAAAGTCAAGCAAAAATTATCCCCACCTTAATCCTGCTTAAGATATAAATACATAATCGTTGTATGGTCGTTTTTAAACAATTTAGCAATGTTGGTAATCGAATAATTAAAATTATCTTTTAATGCTTTTATAAGAATTGTTTTTTGTATAATAATCTTTTTCTGACGACCTTTATTTGAAAGTCGTTTAATCTCAGAAGTAAGATTATTTCTAATTAATTCATTAACATTCTTTTTATATTCCTTTCTAATTTTTTCAATTTGTTTTAATCGTCTTTCTTCTTCACCTTTTCTTATTTGACGAGCTCTTTCATATGAAACACCATAACGTTTAGCAAGTTCTGTTATTGATAGTTTAGATGTTTTTATTCTGTTATTTCTGGTTTCTATTTTCATACTAAAAATCATTATTTGATAATGTTCCAATTTTACTTACTTGTTCTTCGTAATTTTTATCTTGCATTTTAATTGCATATTCTTTTCTTCCTAACCATCTTGAATGTTGTTCTAATCTATTTTGACATTCTTTAAATAAGGGAATGTTTTTAATACTAAATGTTTCGGTTGTTGCTCCTCTATCAAAAAACCATCTTTCGATTCCTTCTTTAGGTACATATCGAATCATTTTACCACTTAATTCTTTTTCTATTGCATATTTATCTAATTCAGCATCAAGTGCGTGTAGTTCTTGTTTAGATAATTCTGGATAAGTAATTTCTTTCTTAATTTGTGATTCTCCTATTCTTGGCATTATTTTATTAAGATCTTAAGTAATGTTTCTAATGTATAGTCTTCGTATTTAAGCTTAGCATATTCAATTGCTTTCACAATTTGACTATCTGTAAATGATACAAGTTGTCCGGCTGGTTTAACATGACGAGTAAAAGCAATTTGGTATTGTTTTTTATTTTGAATATCTGGTTTTCTATATCTTAAATATAAAGCCATTATGTTTAAATCACGACGAGGATTTGCTTCTAACTTTTCAATCTCCTTAGAAAGAGAAAAATCTTCCTTAATTGGATCTTTTGTTAAGATTTTATTTTCAACTAAGTAGTCAATAAAATTATCAGGACCTCCATAAGGAAAAATAGTATCTTTCCAATTTTTGAAGTAAGTTGGATTTAATGCTTGTTCAGGTGTTGCATAATTTTCTTCTAAGTAGTCAACAATTCTTTCTAAAAAACCTTGATTTAATTTTCTTTTAGTTGATTGTCCTACTTTATGAACTTTACCAGCAATTGTAACAAGTTCAGCATTAAACTCAATTTTTAACCACTCCCTAACTTTTTCAAGATCCTGAGAATCACGATGATCTAATTCTTCTTGATAAAAAGTTACCAAAGGCACAAGAGCTCCTTCAAACCAACCTCTTTGCTTTGAACTTTCTGCTATTAAAGGTTTAATTTCAAAAGGCATACCAGGATTAGCTTTCATGTATTCTTTTAATTTTCTTCTGGTATAGTCTCCAAAATTAAGACCCCCATCTTTTGTAAATCTACCTTTAAACATATTAGAAAGGAATATCTTTAGGATTAATTACTTCATCTTCTACTTGAACTGTATCTTGATTTTCTGGATCTTTTGCTGTTCCATTTGTAATCCATTCACCCATATCGTTTCGTTCCCAGTTTGTTGGAACATAAATATAAGTAAATCCAGATTTTGCTTTTTCACTTTTTGTTTTCCAAGCTCTTAATTCTTTATTAAGCCAAGACTTTGTTTCGTCTCCCCAAGCTTCAACAAGTAATTTAACATTACTCCAATTAAGAGTAGTATTACGAATATCTCCGTTTTTAAGTTTAATATCTACCCTAAACTCAGAAACAGGAGTTATTCCATCTTCCTTTTTCCATTTCTTTGATTCTACCCAACCTGCTTCGCTTACAACTGCTACAATATCTTTGTGTGCGATTTCTTTCTCTTTATCTAGAAACTGAGACATATTGATTTTCATTTATTTGTTTTCTTCTTTTTGTAATTCTTGTAAAAACTTAATTGCTTCATCGACTGAAACAAAAATATCCTTAGGTCTAATGGTTTGAGAACAACCATCAGTATCCTTAAACGCAGAAACCGATATTTGATATGTTGACATACTATATTTTAATTATTGTTGATAAAATACTTTCGACCTCTTTCAAAAAGACATTTTCATTCTTTTTTGCTTTTTCAATGTCTTCTAAAATATCATTTTTATTTACTTCTATTATGTGCATTGGATGAACTTTAATTTCTGGATGATATGCAACAAAATAAAGTTTTTGAAGATTCTCATTAACGACAAAATACTGAATAACTTGCCAATAATAATCATCTGGAACTTGATTAGTTAACCATACCTTAACATGGTTTTTACGGCCAAGACATTTAATTTCAATAGCTTCGTTGTCTCCAATTAAACCATCTGGACTATTAGCAATTTGAGGATTTTCATCGTCTTCGGCAAAACCTGTTTCCTGAACCTTTTTATTCATTTCAAACTCAAACATAATACGAGCTTCTCCTTCTAATCTATTTCCTCGTGCCATTGGATTTTCTTCTTCATCTTCAATACCAACAGCAAGACGATTTCCAATAGCTTCGTAAATAGCATCTTGGCGAGCTTTTGGAGTTCCCATAATTGATTTAAGCATTGTTCCAGTTAAAGCTGTTTTACGCTTTTGGTGCCACTCATCTGTTTTTTGATTTATTTCATTATATATTTTCATATGTTTGTTTAAGTTGATCTTTAACTTTTAAAATCTCAACATTATCTCTTTCGTCTTGAGATAAAGCTATCCAAAGAGATTTTAATTCTTCCATGTTTTTGGTTTGATTAAGGCGTTCAATTGTTTTATTTATATCAAATGGAAGTCCAACATTTGCAATAACTGTTGTATAATACTTTTTATGTTCGTCCAAAAGCCAATCTCTGTAAAATGTAATTCGATTTGTTAAATCTTTTGGATTTGCAACTCCTTCAAGTTTAACAATCTCAGTTGCATTATTTGTAGCATTAAAAAATGCAATTGATAAACCTTTACGATATTGAGCATCTTTAATTAATTTTTCGTCCATTTTTATATTTTAACTGCAGTGTCTCCTAAGATATCTGCAAGTTTATTTTTATCTTTTTGTAATATATAATTATCTAAGACCTTAGATAATAATTCACGATCTTGTTGTTTAGTATAATCACAATCTAGAACATAATTTGTATGTCCAGAACAATTCGACCCGTGATCATTAAACCTTGGAACAGCTTCGTATATTTTTTCCATATTTATATTATAATAACTTGGTTGTAAAAAATCAACCGTAGTTATCCCCACTTTTGGTTTTTGTCTTTTAATATAACATAATAACAGTAAAAGACACAGTAGCTTTTTAAAGTTTTACTGTGTCTAATGTTTTTATTTCTGTGAAGTTTTGGCTCTTTGAATACGAAGAAGAAGTGAAATTACTTCGTCTAGATTCAAAAGTCCAAAAACTTTATGCCAGTTGTTGTGCTTTTCGATATCGATTAACAAGAGATTATATCTCTCGTCTGAACCTCCTCTTGATCTTGGAGTTAAGTGGTGATAATTTCTATCAGTAAAGTGTTTTTCATATCTTGCTCTTCTTCTGTCTTCACGCTTCACTCTACGATATGTCCTTGACATCACTCCTCCTTTCGAAGAACAATTTACTCCATCCGCTTACCATTTGGTCGTAAATAGTAAGCGGGGGCAGTAAACTATTTATTTAATAATGAAGTCTTAACAACACGATAGCCACCCGTTGTAGCTAACCCTATCATAACACCCGCAAAACTTGATAACCAATTAACTTCAGAGCTAAAGAAGTAAGTAGCAACTAATCCTAGAACTACCGCTAATAATGGGATATAACGCGATTTAAGGCCTGCATACTTAACAGCTTCACATATACCAACAACAACAACTACAATATATCCAATTTCTATATCGCTAATCATAAATTATTTTTTAAATTAATAATGCGACCTTTAATCGTCGTCTTCTACAATGGTTTGATCCATTTTGTGTATAGAAGAATCGATATCAATATGTAGGTGTTTTCTTGCAATTTCAACAAATACAGGAAATTCTTTTCTTATCATAGATATTCCTAGCAACATTTTAGTTAAAGAAAAATTATCCACAATTTTTAAATCAACAGCTAAACCTCTAAGATGAGACGAATTACTTTTTCCTCCTACTTTTTTGTTTTGTTCAACCGTTCTTAATCCTGATGTTATAATAAAAGATGTTTCTGAAAGTTCTCTCATTTTGTCAAGTATGGTCCAGAGTTTAGGTTCTAGTTTCCATTTATTAATTTCTGCTTTTGAAAAATACTTATATTCATTTATATACGGAGCAAGTCTTTTAAACGCTTCAGCAAAATTACCATCTACTGCATCTAATTGTTCGTTTTTGTAATAAGGCATCCATTTATTACCAACAACCATTCCATCAAGAGGATCTACTATAATTTGTTTTGGATTTTCTGCTTGAAACTTTTGAATTATTGTGTGTAAGATTTCGTGACAAAAACTTTTCCAAGTATAATCAACATTATCGTCAGCAATACTTGTAGCTAAAAATATACCTCTAAGAGTTTTAGTTACACCAAAAGCTAACCCAAAATAAGGACCTGTTGTAAATACACCTCGATTATAAATATACATAACACAGTCAACTTTTTTATCTTCAGGCAACATTAACTTAGAAAGAGCTTCATCTTTTGGAATATCTGTATTTTTAATATCAAAAATTATCTCTATGTTGTGTTTTAAAAAATAATCACGACACTTAATGATATCGTCTTCTATTTTAGCTACCATACTTTTATGAATATATAACTTTATTTTGTATTTCATTTTGTTATTCTAAAATCTTGAGATCTCCAAGAAACATGATAATCTCTTAGTGGATTTATTTTATAAAACTTAGCAACGACCTCTAAGTGATAAATATCTTCGTCTAAGTAATCAGGTAAAACTAAATCATCTTTTGTAAATGTATGACAACCAGTAGGAAGATTTGTTGGTATTGTTGTAAAAGTTGTTATCGTTCCATTTACAAGTGTTCTAAATAACTCACCCGTAATTTGTTCTGATTTACAATAAGAAAAAGTATATACGAGTTTGTCGCCCGGATGATATACTTTTTCAACAACATGTGGGTTTCCAACTAAAACAAAAGGCTTTTTAGGAAAGAATTCCCAATATCCTATAAGCAACGAACTAAAAGTTATTATTGTTAAACAGATATATAAATATATATGTTCCCAGCGTTTCATTTTATTGCCCATACAAGTTTAGTTAGGAAGCCGACAAAAGCCACACAGATTAAAGTAATAAAAGTAAATACAATCGTCTTGACAATCATTGGAGCATATTTTTCATCTGATACTTCTCTTTCTCTATCTAATTTTGTATGTAATTCAAAAGCGTCTTTTGAGTTCATGTCTATATTCCTAGTCCTTTAATAATGTCTATGTTCTTACCTTTTGGAACTGATAAAATTGTTGGTCCACTTTTAACTTCTCTTCTTAATGCTCCCTCAATTGGAGCTGGTAATAATTTTACTTCTTCCAAAACTCGTCTAATTTGATTAGCAACAGCATTCCCTTTATTTTGTTGAACTTGTTTAAGTAAGGCATTTATTTTATTCATTTCACCTTCACGAATAACAGACATTACTTTTGCATAAGCACTTGATTGTGTTCCAAAGATTTTTCCAATAGTTTTTTCTACAACAGGATAAGCGACATTGGCGACAACAGCACCTCCTGGTCCACCAACAGCACTACCAATAGCTGTTGATCCAAGACGAGCTCCTTCACTTGTTAACATTGAACTTAAGTTTTGATTATATACTGATTTTTCATGAATAGCATCTAGAAAATCCATAACTCCATGATATCTAGAAAGAAGTTGATTAATTTGTTTATTTACTCCGCCATAAGGCCCAACACTATCATTAATAAACTCTCCTAAACCATGATAGATATTGCGATACGCATTTCTAACGGTGGCATCTGTCTCATTCTGGAATCTTGCCTTAACTCCTGCGGCAACTTGCTTAGCATTGAGTGTAATTAGATCAACATCTGTTGTTCCAAGTGCTTTAAACCAATCATCAACAACTTTGATAACTTTTTGTTTTTCAAGAGGATCTTTTACCCAAGTTTCAACATTTGCTAAAACTCTTTCTTTAACAGGCTTAAGATCTGGTATTTTTATATTATTACTTGCAATATCGGTCCCACGAGCCGCACCTAATGTATCCATTGAATCTTGAAGTAATGTAGTTGCCTCAGTTGCGTCATATCTTCCGTTTTTTATTTCAGGCATCAAACCAGAATCGAGTGATTCTTTCATTCCTATTGCATGATCTTTTAAGATATTACGCCCTGAAACTGTTGAAGATAAAGACTTTTCATAGTCTTCAGAAAGTGCTTTTTTAACTATATTCATTGTGTCATTTGTTATACCTCTTGCTTTAGCTAAAACAGCACCAAGTGTTCCAAAAATAGCACCTCCAGCACCTCCAGTAACACCTCCAATCAATGAATCAACTGCAATTTTTGTAGCAGAATTTCCTTCTGCCGCAGAAGTTCCTCCGCCATACATAAGACCTGAAAGAGCACCAATACCAGATGCTTTTGCTATTTGTGGTAAGACTGGTTTTGCATATTTAAGACCTTGTAATGCGGCCTCTGTTCCAACCTTAGTTCCTCCTCCGCCTACAAGATAAGAACTAAGTTCTAGCCCAGCCCCAACTGATTCTTTAAGATCTTGACCCATATTTCCAGTATTTCCAACAGGTTTAACTTCTCCTAAAAGACTACCAGAAAATGGTTGAGTTTGTTCTTTTCCTAGTGCTATTTGACCAGCATTTACTAAGTTTGTAGCTAAACGAGCAGGCGTTTTAAGTAATCCTCTTACTACTTCTTTACCAAAAGATACCTTCTCTTCGCCTTGTGCGGGCACTACTTCAGATGTTTTAATTGATATTTCAGGTTTTTGTTCACTTTGTCCAGATAAATCTTTATAATACTGAGAAACTTTTTGAACATAAGAAGGAACATCGAATTGAACACCTTTGTCGTTTGTTCCTTTGAATCCTTCTTTGTAAGCATCTGGTTTTCCTTCACCAGCATTCCACATACTGGCGATTTGCGCAGGATTAAAACCAGCATCTTTTTTTTCTTTTGCAAATGAATAAGCTATTTTATTTTGATTTTCAATTGTTGGTTGTGCGTTTGCGTCTCCTAGATATTTCTGAGCATAATTCTTATATGTATCAGGCATGAATTGATAGGCCCCAAACTCACCAGAAGCACCTTTTTTGTTATAAGTGTCTCCTTCTCCAGTTTCAGCTTTTTTAATTGCTTGAACTAAACTTTTTACTTTTGGGTCTATTGTATCCATATTATTTTACCATGTTTCAGCAAAACCTCCACCACTTTGATTAAAAGTTGGTGTCTTTGTGTATTCTTGAATCTTTGTATTCATAAGCTCGTTAGCAATACGAATAGAAGATTGAAGTTGTGCTGGAGTCATATTATCTGGTAATAATTCTTTTGCTGTTGCTCTAGTTCCATCTGTGGATGTTCCTCCTCCAAGTATCTTAGCAAGTTCATCTCTAACATTACTTAATGCTATTTCATATGCCTGTAAAGGACCAGAACCAAGAGCACTTGCAACTGCGTTAATTCCTTTGTTTATTAGAGGAATACCATATTGAGCTGAAAGCTTTTGAAACTCAATGCTTAGTGTGTTCATATGTTCTTTAACTGTTTCAGCTTGTTTTGTAAGTTGTCCTCCAGTTGTTCCTGTTTGCAATGTTGAAGCTCCTTGCGCTTCTGCTAGTGCGTCAGATTGTTGTATATTAAAATCAGGACCAAGTGCCGCAAGAACATCTTGTGCCGCTTTCGGACCAAAACCAGAAAGTTGAGAAATACCTGTTGAATATCCCATGTTTCCTGATCTAATTTGTTGAACAATGTTTTGAACCGAAGTTTCATATGTTCCGCCTGGTTGCCCAGAAATAGGTAATCCTGTTGTTGGATCAAGATATTGATTAGAATAAGGCACTTGTTGAGGTTGTAATAAACCAGCGGCACTCGTCATTCCAGAAATTGTCTGACCTCTTTCTTCTAAGGCATTAGCTAATCCAGTTTGTAATGCTCTTTCTTTCTCAGCAGAAGCTTGTTGAACAACTTGTGCTCGTCCTTGTTGAAATTCTAAAGGTATCGGATCGCTCTTAATATCAGCAATCTTTTGAGATGTTCCAGTTTGAAACTTAGTAAGGTCTTCCCGAGCTTTATTCACACCTTCTGAACCTTCTTCCATTTTCTGTAGAAGTTGGCTGATTAAACCAGGATAAGTAATTTTACCTGCGTCGTTTATTTTAGGTTGTTCTCTCATTGTGGATGTTTCTACTTTAGGAGCATTAACTTCTTTCATACCAGCAGATCTTCCTTCATTTGTTAAAAGTCCTGTATTTCTATCATAATACTGAGGTTGAGCAGGTGGTGTTATTATACCTGGAGTATTTACTGTGTTTTGTTTTGTGGGAGTCGGAGCTTGTGGTTTAGCATAACTTTGAGTTCCAGAACTTCCATATTTATCAAGTGGAACTACAGGATTTACATAATCAACATCTCCGTATTTAGGAGTAGTATCTTTTTTCTTTATTGAAAAACCTTGTGTATTAAAACCAAGTGGATTCGACCCTACTAGATTAAACTTTACATTTAATGACATATTTTTATTTGATTAATTAATAATTATGTTAAATTCTGTGGAAAAAGATTTGGATTCATATGTTGTGGTCTCCGACCAAGATTAACATCCACACTCTTTTGTCCACTATATTCAGCAAGCCTTTCTTCTCCTTCTGTATATAAATCTCTAAACTGTTGTGCTTTTACTTTATCTGGATTAATTGATGAAAAATATATCATTAAAGGTCTATATACTAAGAGATCATGAAAATCCTCCATAATTAACGGCATTTGGCCTATTGTGTGAGGAATTAGTGTAGCTGTTTCATTTGTTGATGGATAGACATTTCTTAAAGTTAATGCTGTTGCAGAAGCAATCGAAGCTATTTGATACCAGTTATTATCACCTTTTGGAGCTGTTGGTTTTAACCAAAGATTTAGATTTGCAACACTTCCTGCGGCAGATAAATAATTAGCAAGCCAACCTGTTCCATCTCCAACAACAGCTTTACTATTTTCAGTCATCGTAACTGTGCCTGTTGTGTAGTCGTTAAAAGTTAAATCGGGAACTCTAATTTTATAATTATAAGTTATTGTATTATCTGCAGTTGATGGAATAGGCCAAATGTTTACTTTTCCGTTATATATAAAGTAATTCACAGGAATATCCGCATAGTAAGGAAAAACATTTAATTCGTCCCATTCTCGCCTTGTAAGAATTTCAGTAAGTGTCCATTTTAATGTCCCAATAGTAATTGTAACTGATTTCATTTTCGAGTAATTTGCAGGCAAATCATAATCTTGTTGCTGTGAAACAGTAAGTGCGGTAGAGGTAAACTCATTATCAAAATACTTCTGTAAAAGATAACGATGGGCATCGTTTATCATTTGTTCACCTAACAACTTGTTAGTGTTTGATGTGTTTTGTGAAAAACTTTGGAATAATGATGAAAGTGTTTGAAATGATTTCATTTTATTATAATTGTTCCTGATATTCGCCAAAACTCGGCGACAGTAACTGTTAATGTTAATAATCCATCTTTATAAGTATCTAAAACCAAAGAAGCAACTGTTGTTCCTGTGTCATCTACAACTAAAACTAAATGTGCAGGCGAAGCTCCAACTCTAGTATTAGCTAAACTTGTTGTATCTGTATATAGATAATTACAACCTTGAACAAAAGGCAATCCTGTTGTTATTATATCTACGTTTGGAAATATTCCTTGAAATTGATAACAAGTTCCAAAAGTTACTTCACCGTCAACCGTTGCTCTTTTACTTACAGGATTTCCTTCTGAATTGTTTGCCGCAAATCCTTTAAAAGTAATGTTAGTTGGATTTACGACGTTTCTAAGTTGAAAAGTTAAAGATGCTGGATCTGGATCTCCTGTCTGCCAAAACAAATCAAGTAAACCAATATAACGAACACCATTAATTAGATTTTCTTCATTAATTTTAACTGAATCAATTCCATTATGAGTATGAGTAGGAACTTGAGCAACATTATATTTTGTTCCTAGTTTATTATAAACCTCTGTTGCGATTGTTCTCGCTCTGTTGTCTATTAAGCTTTGTAGTTTTAATGGGTCCATATTATCTAAATCTTATTTCCCTTAGCATGACATAGCTAGGTGTTGTTGCAGTAGACGACAATTCTGCTCTAATTTGTAACCATTGTATACTTTCAAAATTCATTGGCGAAAGATCTGAAATTAAACCAGCTGTTGCACTTGTAAATATCTCTGTAAAACTTTCGTTTAGGTTTGTTCGATAAGACAATTTAACTGATTCTCCAGAAACTAATGGTTTTCCTAATTTATATTCTATATTACTAAATGTATTTTTTGTAAGAAAAGACCCAAGAGGAATAATGTCTGCGTCGATTCTAGTTTCAAAATTAATATATGGTGTTGCTGAAGTATAATCTATCCCTGTAGTAGCTCCTGAAACCCACATAGAAAAAATACCATCACCTGTTGGAAACGAATTTCCCATTGGACACATTGTTGGCACTGTGCCTGTGTAAGTTCCAAAAGAAAGAGAATTACTTAATCTTAATGCCTGAGTATCTAAATCAATAGCCCAAATACCAGCAAAGTTATTTATTGCAGTTGAGGAATTATTTGTAGCAGAAATTGAGAAATATAGTTGATTTTTCATATATATTCCCCATCCCCATACATAGTAAGGTTCCACATCTCCTGATAGAGAATCAGGAAACTTTTTAAATAACTCAACGTTAGCTCCATTTGTTATATATATTCTACCTCTCTTTCCTGCAAAAATATAAGCATTTGAATTGGTTGAAACAATACATTTAATAAATGATTCAGCTACAACTAATGGATAATTAAACGAAGGACTTATTCTATCCCAAGGATAAACAAAGTTTTCTATTCCACCTACAAGTAAAGTAACTCCAAGTTGAGCTAAACAAGTAGCTGAATCATTGCTTGGTAAAACTAAAGCAGAATCATTGTAGGTATAAGTAGGTGCACTTGTTGGGTCAAAAACAGAACCAGCATTTTCTAGTATTGAGCCTACTGTCTGATTATTGCAGAAATAAATAGCATCATCGGTTGCGGCAAGAGCTCTATGTCCTCTAGGTGCGGCACTTGTTGATTTCCAAGCATAAACCCAACCACTGCTTGGTCTACCTGAGAGTATGTAATTAATTGAAAGATAATCTATTTTACCGGACATAAATGCAAATAAATATCCTTTCCAAATTACAATACCTGTATTTTGACTACCAGATGAAGTAGAATGTAAAAGATTTCCTAGAAACTGAACACTATTTATTGCAACAGTTCCACCAATTCCAGAAAATACAATAGGATTAATAGACCACACAAGGCCGTCACTACATAAAATAATTGTGTAATTATAAGTTGAACCAACAGGTGTTCCAATTAATGGTGCAGGAGCTGAAACTGAATCTGTGGGCGTGCCAAAAGTTGAAACAGAATAAGTTCCCGTTCTATCGGTAGTAACATCTAATAAAGTATTTAAAAGCGAATCATCATAAAGTTTAAAGGTTGTTGGTGTTATATCCCCTACATAATAGGTTTGACCTGCTGTTCCTGAACCAGCCCCTGATACTGTTATTATGGTTAACGCCATTCCGTTATAAAATCCTGTAGTAGAAGCAACAGTAAATATATCTGTAGCATCGTCAGATGAAAAAGCAATACTTGTATGTCCAGATGGTGGTAAAGTTAAACTTTTATTAGCAAACATAACACTGGCTTGTTTTGGAGTAGAAATTATATTAGCATTTCTCATATCAGCAATCCCTTCATACGCAGAATCAGCAATCCCTTTTTCAAAACCATCTATTATGATTTCTGGTAACCCTGTTTGTATATTTTTATCAAATCTGTATGACATATTTATACATTGGTATCTAAACTTTTAATGTTGGCTATTAAATTTGTATCTATACTTTTTATATTTGCTTTTAGGTTGGTGTTGTAGGATTTTAGATTAGCTGGACCAACGGCTGGAGCAAGTAAAGCACCAACCCAACCAGCCCAATCTGAAGATGTTGCCCTTGGTAAATCTCCAGTGGTAGCTCCGACTGCACCAGAACCTGCAAGTGTTCCAGTTCCTGCTCCGATTTGTCCTCCATTACCTGCCGAAGTTCCACCTTCAATTTGTTCTACTATACTTGTTAAATTACTATTAACGATAGTGTAAGAACCAACAGTTGATGAATCAACTCCTTGTGCAACAGCAACTAAAATTACTTCTCCGGGAATAGTGGTATTTACAGAACTTATGGAATAAGTTGTTCCCGCAGAACCAGTATTTGAACCAGTTACATCAAAGGGAACGCCAGTAGTAATGCAACCAACAAAACCTATAACCTGTGCTATTCCGTGGTTTGTAGCACTAATATCTATTGAACAAGTGTCAGTTCCATTTGCTCGTTTCCACCAAACATGCAACCTACATTGGTTAGTAACATTTTGAGAATCTACTGGGGAATTAGGAGCTTGAGTCCAGTTAGCTATACTAATTGTTTCACCTATACCAGTTTCAACAATAACTACTAAAATGTCGTCATTAGAAGTGCCGGTTGGAAGCCCCGGCACAATTGGTGACCCTGCTGCTGTATTACTTGCTATTGTTCCTACTCCTCTTATTGTTACTGCCATATAATTTATATTAAGCTACTGTTGTTTGTGCATCCATTGAAGGATTAAAGTAAATTGAATCAGCTGTTAATGCGTAACCCACTCTACGAATTACATTATCTACTCCTGTTGGTATTGCTACTTGAATCTCTCCTGCGGTTTCTCCAATATAAACTGCCGCACCAATTGTAAGTGCTGGAAACTTTGCATCTGCTCTTATATTTCCTATCAAAAGCATAGTGCAAGCATTTCCATCTGTTCCAGCGACTACTACCATTCCAAGCATTCTATCTGCTGTTGTTGCCGCATCTGCATCTGTAAGTTCCCATCTTGAATCTGCTACTGCAAGATAATTTAAATCTCCAAATGCCTGTGTGTAACCAGCTATTCCAGTAATTGTTATTCCTGTATATTTACCATCAGCAGATAAAACTGGATCTAATCCAATTGATGTATTCTCTGTCATTGGATTTGCGAAGGTTCCAGTTGGCCCGGTTGGACCCGCTGGGCCCGTATCACCAGTTGCACCTGTTGGTCCAGTTGGACCTGGAACAGTTGAATCAGCTCCTGTGGCACCAGTTGCACCTGTAGGTCCGGTTGGACCTTGAATACCTTGTATGCCTTGTGGTCCTGTGGGACCAGTTGGGCCCGTTGGTCCAGTGCTACCAGTAGCTCCACCTGTCGGACCTTGATTTCCTGTTGGACCAGTAGCTCCTGTAGGTCCAGCATTTCCTGTTATTCCTTGTATACCTTGTGGTCCCGTTGGGCCAGTTGCGCCTGTAGGGCCCGCTGGGCCTGCTGGTCCGGTTGGACCTGTTCCTCCCGTTGAACCAGAAGCATCAACAAGAAGTCTATGAGTAACTGGATCAGCATAAACGCGAACAGGTGTTACTCCGTCCACACTAGAAGTTGCTAATAACGCAGGTATTGAATTTTGATCTCTTGGTGCTTCTGCCATATAATTAATTTCTATTTATTAAAAGTTTTCCATCTAAAGACGCATAAATTACAACTGGTGTAACTCCGTCAACAGATGAAGTTGCTAATAAAACTGGAACACTATTTTGATCTCTTGGTGCATTTTCAGGATTCTCACCTGAACCATTTTCACCGTCATTAACACATAATCTATGAGTTGTCTCATCGGCACAAATACGAATAGGTGTTTCTATATTAGTATTTAATGCTCCTAGTAGAGTTGATATTCCATTTTCATCTTTACTTGCTTGCATTTAAATATAAGATACTGTAATATCTTGTGCCGCTGTTGCGGTTACTATTGTTAATCCATTTTCAAAACCTCTATCATATGTTAATGTAAATGGTTGTGGATTTGCTGGAATTGTGATTGTGGCGATTACTGTGCCTGAGGCCGCACCATTATCATAAACAGTAATCACACCAGTTGCAACAGGTTTGTTGAAAGTTATTGTGTGTAAAACTCCAGGTGTTGATTTAATAACAGTTGTAGTTGGTGCCGCAAGTGTTATGTTAACCGAAGTAAAACTATTCCCTCTTGGTGTTAATTCGCTCATTTCTTTTTTCGTTACGTAATAATGTTTCGTATTTATCTCTTACAGCTTTTTCTCTATTCTCAATTTGTTTTTCTTTTTCTTTTAATGTTTGTGCAACTATTTCATTAGCTTCTTCATCAAACAAACATTTCTTTTCTCGTAAGACAACTTCTGCAATTCGCTTTTCTATTAACTTATCAGAAAACTCAGATCGTTGTTTACTTTGCTTTTCTTCTGCTTGAGCATTTCTAAGAGCAAGTTGAACCGCATCGACATCAGCATCCAATTCTTCTTCCATGTTTCTAAGAGCTGATTCTCTCTTAATAAGTTCTTCTTCTTTCTTTTTAATTTCTGTTTCTCTCTCAATGAGGACGAGCTTTTCTTTTACTAACTCGTCCTTTGAGTGATTGAATTCAATTCTATCTTCATTGAGCTTTGCCCACTCATTGTCTAATGGAATACGTAATGCTTCCCTTTGACTTTGAAGAGTCTTAATATCAGACTCAAGTTGAGCTTTTGTACCATTAAGTTCTTCAGTTGCTTCTTTAAGAGCTTTCTTGGTATTGTCAATAAAGCTAGAATGTTGATTTTCAAGTGTGGATAACGTTTCTCTTAAGATATCAATTTTTTTAGCTATCTTAATACCGTCTTGAATTAACAAAGCTTTTTGAAAGTTCTGATCGCTATTTATTTTTTTCTTATCCAATAGCTTCATCTTTTTGTTTACCTAACTTAACTAGATTTTCTTCTTTGACATCTTCTTTAAATGCCTCGTTGAGATTTGCTTTTTCATCGATAGCTTTAGATGCTTTAAAGTTACGAACATCTTTTTTGCCTTCAACTACTTTAGCTTTTGCTGTTGGTAAAGGACTTAAACACATTTGGATTAAAGGTTCTAAGGTAGCATCATTACGAGTAGGAGGTAAACCACCACCCATGTTACTTAGCTTCTTATATTCTGCCCCTTTATACCATTCGCGTTCAGCCCATTTAAAAGCAAAGCGTTTGCGAATCTCTTGAACATTTTCAGGTGACTCACCTGCAATTATCATAGGAGAACAAGTTTTTGCTGGAAACGTATATTCTTTATTATTCCAAAGAACTGTGAAATCCTCGTCGCTATTATTAGAAAAACGAAACACTCCATCGAAATCAATACTCTTTTGTAATTCCATATTATTACCGATTTCAGGTATCGGTTGACCTCTTTAATAATAATGGTTCTAAACATTATTAACTTGTAATTGAGCCAAAAGTGACCAAACTTCCGGTCTCACTCCTGCCTACAATTTCTTATAGGCAGAATGAAACTAGAGCTGTAAAGTAATCATTTGAGCTTTCGTATTCTCGCCGGCAACAGTTGCTGTTCCAACACGAGTCTTTGTAGCGACTACGTAGGTTACAACGGCTCCTGCGACAGAAGCTGAAGGCATCAAATCAAGACCAATAGCTGTTCCACTGTCATTTAATACCGCAACTGCTCCACTTTTAACAATAAAGCCATAAGACAATACTGTTGCTGTTGAAGCTGGTAGGGGATAAAATGTAGCACCAATAACACGACCTGTAAGAGTCGTAGGACATACGATAACTCCGTGAGTTGTGAAAGCGGCACCATTCTTTGTTCCATATTGTGGAAGTGTCAAAGAAACTTTTGAATCAGAAGATGTAATTGCTACTGACAATGGATCTTCCAAGGTCAATACAACATTTCCTGAAGTAGAGGATTGAGCAGGGTGAGAAAGAATTCTCAAAGTCTGACCAATTCCTGTTCCAGCAGAAATAACTGCGAATCCGCCTGCATATTGGTTAGCACTAACAGCAGTACCACCAAGTGTTACTGTTATTTGTGTTGCTCCAATAGCGGCAGTTCCGACAACTGCAAGTCCTGTGTGATTTGCTCCAATTGATGCTGGACTCTGAACGAGTAAACCAGATGCAATTGCCGCAACTCCAACTTGGACAAGCGCTAATTCTCTTCCATCAGCTGTCATCCAAAGTGATCCGACAAGAGTTGCAAGCGAAGCATCGTTTGAACTATTGCCTCCGTTAACTCCGAAGAGTGACATTGGAGCTGATTTAAAATCTGATATATAAGACATAAGTTATAATGTTAAACTAATAATTACGCTGTTGGACCGGTAGGACCCGTTGGTCCAGTTGGACCGGTAGGACCTGTTGGTCCAGTTGGACCGGTAGGACCTGTTGGTCCAGTTGGACCGGTAGGACCGGTAGGACCTGTGTATCCACTGAAGTTATCTGCTGGAATCTGAGCTCCTAAACTAAGAGCTGGATCATAATTTCTAGCATTTAAAGCCATAAAATTGTATTCGTTAAGCTAATAATGCGACCTTTATGCGATTCCAGTAATACCTGTCAATTTTCCGTTACGGAAAGGATCAGTGCAGATAAGCTGACCTCCCATTATCATGAATCCATTTACTGCGGCCTGATTGTAGGCACGAATCCAGTTAGTCCAAGTAAATGCTTTCGCAGTTGAAGATGGATTTGTGTATTCGTAAATGTTTCCTTTAATAGTCTTATCTGTTAATGAAACAGGAGAACCTTCCCACCAATTAAGACCAAAGAATTTCAAATAGTCTTTATTGATTAAGTAGAAGATTCCAGAAGCGACTTTTCGATCGCGATAGATTTCTAATCCATCCCAGATCAAACCTACTCCACCTTTGTAACCAGTGCCAGCTTTCATTGATTGAAAGTTGTCAGTATAGTTATTTCTTTGGAAAGGCATCAAAAGTTGTTCAAAGAAAGCCCAGATATCATAAGTTGTCAACGCTAGTGTTGGTGCAACTTGACCATCTGTGATTGCGTTTGCAAGCTGTCGAACCTTCAATAAGGAAATAGTTCCAGATGAAGCTGTAACAGTTGCATTCAATCCTGCATATGTAGCACGTGCGAGTCCGCCATATGTTGATGCGGTGCTACCATCATCAACTATGTTTCCAAGGCCGGCAGGAGCTTTTCCGCCGTATGAAGTTCCATCTCCTTGAAAGAAATTACCGACATCATCTGCTCCATCTTGAGAGCGAGACTTCATCATAGTCTTCAAAAGATTTAACTTTTGCATTGGAGTCTTGTTAACAGAAAGATCAGATCCTGCTAGTGCAACGTTTGTTGCTATGAATGTAGGATAGAAAGTCATGTTAACAGATACTGGTTGCTGTGAAGTAGGAAGTTGGTCAAAACCATTGAAGGCAACTGACGCAACACCTTTTTGATACTTAATAGGAAATAGCATTTGGCTACCATCCCACTTTTCGGTATTTGACAACACTTCTCCGAAGAAGAAGTTATCTCTTAGTACTTGGTCAACCCAAGCAGGTGCAAGATATTGGTTAGTAGTTGTCTGAATATTTACATTTGGTTCCATGAATTTATAAAATTAAACTAATAAATTATCCTGTAAGTTTTGAAAAGATTCTGTCTACAGCATTCCAAGATTTATCTTCAACAACTGGTTCTTTTGTGGTATCCCCAGATCTTTCCATTGAACGAGATGCTAAGTCTTTATTTCTTTGATTAGAAACAGGTGTCTTTTTTCTGAGCTCTTGAAACACTTTAAATGTTTGTTCGAAATCAGGATATTCTGTAATATCACCATCATCATTCTTTGGAGCAACTTGTCTAATAAACTCAATGAATTCACCTCGCAACTTGCGAGCTTGTGGAACACTTGATGTAAGATCTACATTAAATGTTTCTTCGATGCTACTAAACCCGTCGTTTAATACTTCACGAGCTTCTTTTTCAGCTTCTCGTTCAGCGTTAACTCTTAATTGGAATTCCTCTAAAGCTCTTTCGGCTCCTTTTTCTTCTCTTTCAAGAAGGACTTTTTTAAAGTCTTGGACAGCACGAACTTTCTCTGGAGTATCATTTCCAATAATCCGAGTAAGAACTTCATCGATTTCATCTGATTTATTTTCAACAACAACTTGCTGAGGTTTTAAATCTTTAGTTCTCTTTTCAACTTCTTTTTCAATGAACTTCAGAACCTTGGGATCTTTATGAAATGGAACTTTATGTTTTACTTCATTGTCCTCTCGTGTTCCTGTCGGACCTGTTGGTCCAGATTCGTCTTGGAACACACTATCCTTAGAAGCATCAAAGACAGAATCGTCTGCACTGTCATTTTTAATATCTCCTAAGAAATCATCTACCTCACTGTTTTTATCTGGCATAATATATTGCAATGTTTTTCAGGTTCAACAAGGAAACCTATATTATTGATAAACTTACGCAGGGTCTTATTTAACGTCCACTACCCGAGAAACGGACTTATTAAATTATCAATTAAACTCTCCAGCTTTAGCTTTGCGATTCATTTCACGCATCTTTGCGTCGTGGATTTTCATTACTCTAATGCTAGGCTCCATTAAAAAATCTACTCCTTTTTGAACACCCTTCCTTGCAACTTTACCGACCGTTTTAAAAGTATCTTTAACGATTCTAAAAGGACTTGGTGCTTTTTTATAACTATCTAATGCTTTTTTAATACCCTTAACTTCTTTGTGGTCAATTTTTCCAAAATTCTCACCTGCACTACGCATTTTTTTTGCTAAACCTGTTGGATGTTTTACTCGATAACTATCCATTTCAGCTTTATTTTTAAAAGTCTTTAAAGGTAAAGATTTTGTTTCTCCTTTATGTTTAAACTTCATTTCTGATTCTATCATCTTATTTTACTTTCTTTTTATGACTCCTTCGAACAGCAGGAGCTTTCTTTTCTTCTAATGTCTCTTTTTCGACAACAACGCCTGTCCCTTTACAGTTAGGACATATCTCACCATCTATAACTCCTTGTCTATGACAATCTAAACAATGCATTTTGTTATGCCGGCATCGCCGGTGTATTAATTGGTACTTGCGACAAATCTGACGAGGACTTGTCTGCTGATAATGATTGATCAACTGGTGCCTGAGGTTGTTCCAAGTCAGCAGGATTGCCTGCATCAGGAGAACCAGGCATAGGCATTGGTTGACCAAAATACTGTTGATAATAACTCATTGGATCTAATTTATACAAAGTAACCATTTTAGCTGTTTCCATGGGGTCCGCATAATTTAATTTCTTAAATAGATTTAATGGATCGAGCCAACCTTTGTTTGCTAAGTCAATTGCAAGATTTTGTTCTGTAATCTCATCTTTAGGTTGCATTGAATTAGGCGACACGGAAACAACAAACTGCCTATTCATGTTGCTATTGATCAACTGAACATATTCAACAGCTCTTCCTGATCCAATTATTGCACCATAATGAGGTTCATCATAAAAGACATAGAATAATTGTAGCCACCAATTAAAGATGTTATCTGCAACTTGTTCTAATTTATCACCCATACCACCACCAATACGAGTTGAATCATGTTCTGTGTTAAGTATTTGTCCACGTGCTGTTGTTTGTGAGTTAGGCTTCGAAGCCGATAGTCCAAGTGTTCCAAATACACTTCTAAGTGTATCTTTATCAATTTGCTGTGATTCAAGTATTCCTGATGGTAAAGCAGAAGCTGGTAAACGTTGAATTGCGTCATTTACTCGCCCATCTGGTACTAATATCGGATCTCCATCTTCAATTGCTTGTGCGGCCTGTCTCGCGGTTTCTGCGGTAAATGATTGACCGGATACTGCAAGTGAATTATTACCAGTACGAAGATTCTTTGTAATCTGTAAATCTCGCTCTACTATTCTATCTTGATTTGGAATTGACTGTTCAATTAAAGTCGTTATATCGTGTGGTTGCTCTTGTAAAGAAAAGACTGACAGAAATGTATATGGCATTCTAGGTGAAGCAAAATGATTCTTTCCAGGAGTAACTGTCTTTTCTTCTATTCCATATTTAATCTGATCATCTAGACTATTTTGTTCTTCAATGTCATAGTTAAAGAACTCATTTTTGTGTTTATCTAATACTATATCTTCAAATGTAGAAAAACAATACTTATCTGTCCACCATTCTGTGTAAGTTGTTGCTGAACTTAATTTTCCATTAGTTCTAATAACTATATAGTCTTTTTTGTCAGGAAATAACTCAATCATCTTAGCTCCTGTAGTCGCAATACGCTCTCCTAAGAACTCTCCGCAATAGTTACCAAACTCGTCTATATATCCATCTGGATCAAGTATAAAGTTCTTTGGTTTTCTTATGTCTGTTGTGATATCGTTATATTCCTTACTCCAACCATGTTTAACGACACCTAAAAAGTAAATAGACCAGTGTCTTACCATTGTGCCTAATTTTTGCCTAAGGCCCATTGTATCAGCTTTGTGCTGAAGCATAGCCTTAATCATATTCGAAGCTTCTTTTCCTTCTTCTGTGTTATCACTCCAAACTACAGGCTCTGGATTTTTACTAAGTGCCTGTGGAATAAATGTTTCCTCTGCTTCAAAGATATAATTAGAAGCGACTCCTTTTTGAGATTGAAGTCCAGTTATTACTTGTTTACCTAAGTAGTAGGTTTTATTTATTTCCTGTCTTTTATTTATTTCAGGAGAATATGTTTTATCTTTAGCAATCCACTGATCTTTAAGATTGAGCAATTCTTGTTCTGTCATCTTAAGATCTAAGACATCTACATAAGGACTTTCTACGCCTTCTTCTTTACTAGAGTTGCTCATAACTTTATTGACATTTGAGTCAACGAGATTTTCAACTCCTCTTATATTTTCTTCAAATGAATCTGCCATATTTACAAATTAAAAAAGATGTCCGTATGGACACCTTTCAGTTTATGAGTAGGATATATGTATTATATGAACTTTACCTAAAAAAGTCAACCGTTTTAAAAGATTGGTGCCTTAAAATTGTGTATAACCTGGGCATTTCCGATTTGACCCTTGTTATCAAAGTCTATTATAAGCCTTCCTAATTTAATATCAAAGGCTCCAATAGAATTAAGGAACTCCATCATAACCCATTGTTTTGCTTGTTCTGGGGATAACTCAATTATTATTTTTTTTTCAACTAATCCAGTTTCCATCATAAATCTACTATATCTCCTCTAATAAATCTAGAACCTTGAACTTCGCCTAAGACATCTGTTGCTGTTGGAACATTCGCCATATAGTTATTTCTACTAACTATTGTTGCTAAATCTTCACCAAACTTATCTAATCCTACTAAAGCATAAATAAGAGATAAGAAATAGTGATCTGGACCTTTTCTTTTCCAGACCCAACGCCAACCATAAGTAGGCTCGTTTTCATCTGTTATTTCTTTAACACGATAAATGTTTAAAGCATGTTCAAAAAATGGTTGCCAATCTTCTTTACTTCCATTAAAAGCTATTCTTTGTTCATTGATCTGATCAACAGCTAATTGCATAACACGATTTCTATCAGCTAAGACTTTACCTCTTTCCTCATTCTCACCCCATCTAATCAATTGCTGTGTTTTTGTTTCTTTACTAAACCAACATAAATAAACACGGCCCGGATATTTTGCTTGTAACTTTCTTACGCCTATTAAATCTCCACCTTGGTCCGCAATCAAGATAGAGTGTTTATAATCAATTAATCTTTTTTCTATTTCTGTATATGGATCATAGTTTGGATCGTTTCGTTCTTGTGGCGAATCACAATATCCAAAATAGAATATACCTTGCTTGTTTGCCATTGTGTAATGCAAGTTATGCCCAGTATCCATACCGATAATCACACGTCCCGACTGATCATTTACTTCTTTAGATAAACAAGCTTCTAGTTTCTGTTGTGATAATCCATCATTTGGATTTATATATGGCAATCCAGCAACAAAGTTAGAAAAATACTCTGGTGTTTTGTTTTCTTTATAAACACATATCTTTTCAGCACTAAACATTGGATTGATCCATAACGGAATCCACCAACCACTCCACTCATATTTTGAATTAATTATGCCGTCCCAAAGTCTATCGTCTTTATCATACCAATCGCCCATTCGTCTTTCTTCGTCTGTTATCTCGCCTTGACAAGATGGACAGATAAACTTTCTTTGTTTATAGTCAATACAAGATTCGTTCATTATAAATCTAGCCCCGCAAGAATGAGTTACATTCCAACTCTTTTGATCACTCTTTTTCCAATAAATATCAATACCAAAATCTGGGATAGTTGGATTACTAAAGAATGCTTTTTTAGGACTAGTAACGTGCTGTAGACGAGAGTCGTACTGTTCAACAATAGCTGGTTTACAACGGTCCAACTCGTCAACAATTAATTTACGAGCTGATATCATCAATGCTGTTCTTTCTGTCCAACTACCTCGATAATAAATAGTTGCCTTACCAACTTTCTTTTGTTCAATTGAATCTTTATCTGATGTCCATTGCTGAAATACTGGATTGTTGTCTATGATACGATTTGTTTTACCACCAGAGAATTGTTTAACATCGTCAGCAGTAGGCAAGACATAAATAATATCCATCGCTTCGCCGTCAGGTCCTGTCTCATTTTTAGCTTCATGTAAACTCTTTAATATCTCATATGTAGTAAATCCAATCTGTGCCGCTTTCAAAGAACAGATAAAATTAGATCTGTCTGCATAGATGTCAAATAAAAATCTATGAGTATGAAAGTCTATTGGTGTACCATTTTCTGTCTTTATTTGATTCTCTTGTATAAAACTATGTATTGATAAACGAGAAAGTTGCAACATTACAAATGACTATCTAAATGCTTAAGTAAAGCTAAGACAGTTACTACTACCATGATAATTATAAATATTCCAATCGTCATAGATGATTTCTTAAATCTTGTTCATATTTCTGAGCAAGTTCGTGTGCTTTAGGATTTTTAATTTCCAAATCAACATTTAAGTTAATTGACTTTTCTGGAGCGTAAATACCTTTTATTTTATAAAGCATATCTAAGGCTCCTTTTCTTGCTTGTGGATCAATTGTATGATAAAAAGCATATTTTCCTTTTTCTCCTATTCTGATAACAACTACTTTAATTCCACAAGCTTCAACTTTTTCTATTATTTCTTCATTTTTCATATCCTTTGGAAAAACAAAGTATTCAAATCTTTTTTGATTTAATAATTCTTGATGTGCATTTGCTAAATCCTTTTCTGTAAAATAATCTCCAATACTTTTTATAGCTTCAATTATCTGAGGCTTAGCGAGGTTTTCTGAACCCATACTATTTGCTACTGATCTATCTTTAACATCATAAACTTTAGATGCCGCTTCTGTGGCATTGTCTGTTCGTATATATTCTTTAACAAACTTTTTTTGTTTACGAGTTAAGTTATCTAGCATATTTTTTATTAAGCAGATTGATGAGAACTTTTTGGATCTTTCTTTATTGGTGTTGTTTTAATGTTTTTCATTTCTTTGTTATCGCTTTTAAGTATGTTAATAATATCTTTTATATCTTGTTTATCTACGTTAAAGGTTTCTAATACATAAACTATTACTGCAATTTGTTCATTGTTTAGTTGGGTTTTAGCACTTGCAAAATTAATTATTCCAAAAATTAGAATTATTGCAACTATGATAATAACTATGACTTTTTTAATTGTTGTCATTTTATTTTATATAATCTTTAAGTAATTCTAATACTTCCTGATTTGTATTTTTATCTACTCGTACTGAGTCTAATAGTACAACATATTCATTATCTCCTTTGTTAAGTTGTAAACAGATAGGACCTAAACTTGAAATAGCAAATTCGTGTGTAATACTTGATACTTTAAATATATCCATTAACCTTTGATCTAATTGTTTATTCATGATATCATTTTTTTAACTGCTTTAAAGCAAGCACGACAAAGCTCACCTTTACTTGTAATCTTTTGACCTACCTTTTTAGGTATGTAAGATCGTTGTTTAATAAACCATTTTATTTTTCTACATGATTCACATTTACCTCTAATCATTAGAATGGCATTCGTTTAGCTTGTAACATTTCTAATTGTGCTTGTTCTAACGTTTTAACTGGAATATGAATAGCAACTGAAACTGTTAAAATTGTTGATGCAATACTAACTGCATTAATTATAGCATTTCTTACAACCATAGCACTATCTTTAATGTCTTTTCCATAATCTTCATTACTTTTTATGTCAGCATTAATTAATAGTTGTTTAAGAGGAGCTTCTAATGCTCTTGTCATTATCTTACCACCAATTGAATCATCAAGTTGTTTAGCAATTTGAGATAAAGTGACTCCAGCACCTAAGACTATTCCATACTGCAAAGCAAGACGACTTGAATGAATAGCATCAGCCATTTTTAATCGTTTATAAGATAATTCAGATTCGCTTCCAGCTCCTAGTTTAAGAATTGCTGTTTTATTTACTAACCAAGATAATCTTATTTTTGAGTCATTGTCTTCTTCTTTTTTTAATTGTTCTATGTGGTCACCTATATCAGCACCACCTTGTATAATAACTTCATCTTTATCTATAATTATTTTTTTACAAGTACCTAATGCTGATACAGGAAGATTTTTAAAGTTTAAACCAGAAGCATCTTCTACAATTGTTGAACCAGTTACTTTAGCAAAATCTTCAAAGACATAATTTTTCCATAAGACAGGAGCTTTTATTATACAAATGTTAAATATCTTTCTTTTATGTGTTTCAACCATTAAAGAAGCAACATTTGAATCCATATCATCTGTAAAAATAATAAGATCTTTTTTGTCTTGTTTTTTCAACAAAGCAAGTAAAGGTTCAATATCTAATACAGTTTGTATTTTACGTTTAGTAACTAAGATTGTAGGATTTTCATAAATTGCTTTTGTTTCTTTTCTATTTTCTTTTTGAGCAACTTCGTCGTGAACCATATAAGGCGACAAATAACCGCTACCAGTAAATCTTATTCCTTCTGTAATTGTATAGAAAGTGTCATAGGTTCCAGAACCTTCAACATGTATGATTCCATCTTTTCCTATTTTTTGATATATTTCTTTAAGTAATTTGCCAGTTTCTTCTGATTCACCTGCAACTCTAGCAACTTTATCTATTTCATCAACTATAATGTTTTCTTTGTAATCATCTAATATACCTAAAACTATTGGAAGTAATTTATCTATTTCTCTTTTTATTTGAATACCAGAAATATCAGCTTCATATCCAGCTTTAAGTATTTCTTGAGCCATTAAAATAGTTGTCTTACGACCGTCTCCACTATCTTTATCAGCCTTATCTGAAAGTTCTTTAAGAATAGCTAACCCTCTTTTTTCTAATGGATTTGATAAATGAATTGCTTGAACAATTGATTGAGCATCATTACAAACTTCATGATATGGATAATCCTCTCTTTCAATAACAGCGTTTGAACCTTTAGGTCCATAAGTAGGCCTAATTGCTTCTGCAACTTGTTCAACACCATTGATAAGACCTAAAAGGACTTGTCTACCTACTGTTAAGTTTTTTGTGTTCATGCTCATATAACGGATGTTGTGGCGGTAACGCTTCTCTTAAATGATAATCTAAATACTCTAAATTATTTAATGGACCATAACCTAATTTAAAAATCTTTGTATCTTTGCAAATCTCACATCTTTCTTCAACTGCATTTCCAAACTGTGCTACAATTTTATATCTATGTAACCATATCCCCAGGCATTGTGATTTTTCCAAGTATGAAACGTGGATCTTCGGCAACAAAGTGATAGATTTTGTCATCTATTTCTAAAAAATTAACTCCCCATACTAAAAAAGCAATAACATCTCCGACCTTAACATTTTGCACATCGTCTCCAATAGCTAGAACTTTTCCATATTCACACAAAGTAGCTTTTTGTTGAACAAGGACTTGTTCTTTTTCTATTGGTTCTATTAAGATTTGATTTCCAAAAGGTTTAATTTCCATATTCGCTAATTATATCTTTAACTTCATCTTTTCGACTAATAATTTGAGCCATATCTTTTGATTTCTTCTTTGAAAATAACTTAAATTCTTTTTGAACAACTTCTTGTAAATCAGTAACATCTTTACTTTCGCTTAATTTCCAAAGATTTTTAATTCTTTGAATAATACTCATAACTCTTTAATATGTTTGTTGTCTTGTAAAAAAGGTGTTACCTTAATTCCAAAAACATCATTCCCTAATGGTTCAAATGAAACTTGAGCACTTGGATTAAGTTGATTCTTTTTTAAATACTCAAGAGCATCTTTTTCTCTTTTTTGTATATCTTCTATTTGTTCTTTTGTTAGCGATATTTTCATATTTTTAATCTATTTTTTATTAATAAACCCTTTAAATAATGTCTTGGATTTCTAGGAAATGTTTTTATTTTCTTAAATTCAAATTGAGTATCAGACTTTTGTTTTTTCTTAAAAAGATTAGAAAACCAGTTTAAAATAAGTAAAAAAAGTCTTTTCATTAATTTAATTATATGTTATTTGTTTTAATAAATCAACCACTTTATCCCCTATCTTTTAAACATAACATCTTTATTTTCCGCCTGATTTGCAATTTTTAACCATTTACTTTTATTTGGTTCGAAGTGCATAATAGACATTAATTTTAATGCATATTTAAAATCAGGATTTATTTGAATTGCTCTTAAACATTTTTCTCTAGCAATTTCACCTTGATTTGTATACCAATAGCATTCAGCTAACATTACAAGTGCTTCTGCTTTTTCTGCTGGATAATTTGAATCTTTGATATATTCAGTAAATTGATCTATTGCAACTTTATAATCTTTACGATAATAATATTCACGAGCAAGATAAAATCTCCATCTGGGTGTTTGAGGTTCTTCTTTAACTGCTTTAGTAAGAATTCTAATATATCTATCCGGGTCTTTATAATGATTAGGTGAATAATCGTATGTTATAATCGGAAATATACCCTCATCATCGTCTTTTCCTAAAACATTTAAATCTTCATGTGCTTTTCCTAAATAATAAATTGATCCATTATTACGATATATTTTTCCTCTTTTATGACTTTCACTGGGTCGACCTTTTGGAGTTAAAATAACATTTATTACATCAAGATTTGTTCTTGATATAATTTTCATAATTTTTTCAACTCCACCTTTTTCTAAACGACAATCAGCATCTAAAGACATTATCCAGTCACTCGTACATTTTGAAGCCGCATGATTTTTAGCCTCAGAAAAATCATCATTCCACAAATAATCTTCGTAAACATTTTTAGTATATCTTTTAGCAATTTCAACTGTTTTGTCAATACTTCCAGTATCAACAACAACTAATTCATCAACTCCTTCTGTTGATTTAAGAGCTTCTTCGATCATTTGCTCTTCGTTTTTAACTATCATGTATATTGAAAATGTTGGTTTTTTCATATCTTATTCTTTTAATTAATAATACAAATCTTCATTAAATGACCAGTCTCTTATTTTGTCTGCCAACCAAGAAATTAGCGGTGTGTGTAAGTCATAGATTCTAGTAGCGAAAATGTAGATTTTTGTTTTCATCTTATTCTTTTATAGAGTTTATAATTGATTCCATCAAATCATAATTATGATTACATAATTCTTGTCGTCTTGAACAATTACACGGATAATTCCACATTTCCTTTATCTTCTCTATTATCTCTCTCTTTACTCTTTCTTCAGCAGATTTACAAATAAAATTAAAGAAAGCATTTCGGTGCTTTTCTCCCAACCAACCGCATACTCTACTTTCGTCTATATCAAATTGTGGATTTTCTATTTGCTCTTTTTCCCAATCTTTCCATTCTTTACTTTCTACAATAGTTTTCCAAAAACTAGGATGACCATCGGAACAACCACTACATTTTCCAATCCATCGTTCTTTTTTTACTCTTTCTTCAGTGGCTTTTTGATGCTCAAAACATTTTATGCCTTCTTCGGCTTTAGCTTTGGCTAAGGCAATTTTTGCATTTTTCACAGCATCGTTAGTTGGTATTTCATCTACATTTCCCGCCCCAAATAGTTGATAACCAGCATAAATAATTGCATCTTCAAAACTCTTTTCTTTTTCTTGGCGGATGAAGGATAAAATAGGTTGGGCGAGTTTTTTGAATTCTTCATTTTTCATAATAAATAATTCCCTTCCTTCAAAACTTCCAACAACACCAGACAACACAACACACGCCATTTCTTCCCACGATTCTTTAGAAAAATCTTCACACAAGGGAGTGCATATTGGATTTCCACACTTACATTCTACTTTTGTAGATGGTTTTAAATCACATAGGCAACATTGGCTATGTTTTTCTAGGGGTATTCCACAAGGCGGATTTTTGGAAGTCCAACAATGAGAATGTGATATATGGTTGTAATCTACTTTATGGGTCATTTTTTAATATAAGTTATTCCATTAATATTTAATTCTAAGGGCAAAGTTTCAGAATAAGGTTCAGTTTCTAAATCCAAAGGACTTGCGAGAACTGCAGACGGATTGTCGACACCCCAGTCAGAGTCGAGCCAGTCGTACATCCAGTCCCACTCGCCGTCGCCCCAGAACAGGTACAGGACAAAGCGGACGCCGTTCGGATTCTGCAGAATAGTTCCCCAAAAATATATATACTTGTTTTTCCATTCGTTGGGTATTTCTGTAGGATTATCTAATAAGAACTTTAATACTGTGCTATTAAGAGGATTTTTTACTTTATTTTTTAATGTCTCGCCATATATATAGCCTTTTTCTTGCTCTTGAGATAGCCAAAGACTGACTTTCTTTTTGTCCCACTTAATTTTTCCTAGAGATTTATTTTCTGCTAGAGTAAAATTGTCAGGTATCCAAGGTTTTGATGTATCTATTGTTTTCATATTTATTTTCTACTTAGCTTTTAATCTATTGTGGCAGTCCATTCTTTGCCATCTATTTTCACAGATACTTTTTTGCCTGAAAGAGATACCTCTTTCGGCTCGTCTATTGGTGTAATTTCATAATCTCCTAATACATATTGATTTTCCCAATAAGTTGAACCAGTTTTATCTGTAATGTCTGTGATTTTTCCTGTATCATCTCCTCCAATAAACCAACCTTTTGTAAACGATGCTTTTAATGAGACCCAAGCATTACCAGAGACCCAAGCATTACCAGAGACCCGAGCATAACCAGAGACCTGAGCATAACCAGAGACCCGAGCATCACCATAGACCTGAGCATCACCATAGACCTGAGCATCACCATAGACCTGAGCATCACCATAGACCCAAGCATTACCAGAGACCCGAGCATAACCAGAGACCTGAGCATAACCAGAGACCCGAGCATCACCATAGACCTGAGCATCACCATAGACCTGAGCATCACCATAGACCTGAGCATCACCATAGACC